GAGACCTAAAGTGTGGGTTCCACCATCTTCTCTAGATGCACCCCCTGCACCTGATGGATTCAGGTATAGATGGATAAGAGCTGAAGTCGTAGGATTTCAAGATACGAAAAACATAACTGGACGTTTAAGAGAAGGTTATGAATTAGTTCGTGCCGAAGAAGTCGAAAACTCAAGTGATTATCCAGTTCTCGAAGACGGGAAATACAAGGGAGTGATTGGGGTCGGTGGCCTTTTACTTGCGAAGGTACCTATTGAGATCGCGCAACAAAGACAAGATTACATGACAAGTAGACATAGTGATCAAAGTGAAGCAGTAGATAACGATCTTATGAAGGAGCAAGACCAGAGGATGCCTATCAATGTTGACAGGCAATCTCGTGTAACCTTCGGTGGTACGAAAAAGTAATTTTAAATATCACTGAATTTAATAAACCGTACTGGAGGCCCTTTCGAGGGCAGGTACATAAGGAGAAACAACTATGGCAAATAGAAACACTCAAGGTTTTGGACTAGTGCCTGCAGGAACGCTTGGATCAACTCCAGCGACTTCTGGTCAAGGTAAGTACAAAATCGATGCGGGTTATGGGACTACTATATACCAAGGTGGAGCTGTTGCTTCTAATGCTGGTTACATTATCGATGGTCAAACAACTGACGCACCTATTTTAGGTGTGTTAAATGGAATATTCTATAACGCGGCTACAACTTTAAAGCCAACGTTTGCGAATTTTTATAAGACTCCGATAACACCGGCGAACTCAGAAGACATCGACGCTTTTGTATTCGATAACCCTCAACAACAATATGTAGTGGCTACTGATGCTGCTGTGACTCAAGCGGGTTTTCTAGAAACTTATGACATGAATACTTCTGCTGGTAGTGATACTACTGGTAAGTCTTCAGCGACATTAGATATAGATGACACAAGTGCTGACGCAGCTTCATTCAGATTGTTAAGATCTGCAGAAGATCCTGAAAATGAGGATATTACTGCAGCTTTTGCATCTGTAGTCGTTGTTCCAAACTTGATTGAACTTCAATCATAATGCTAGAATAGGAGAACAAAAATGGCAATATCACGATCACAACTAGTTAAAGAACTAGAGCCAGGTTTGAACGCACTGTTCGGCTTGGAATACAAGAGGTATGAAAATCAGCATGCTGAAATTTATACTTCAGAAAACAGTGACAGGGCTTTTGAAGAAGAAGTCATGTTATCTGGTTTCGCAAACGCACAAGTAAAAGGTGAAGGATCTGGTGTATCATTCGATGAAGCACAAGAAACTTTCACTGCTCGTTACACTCACAAGACTGTAGCTTTAGCATTTGCTATCACAGAAGAAGCTATCGAAGATAACCTCTACGATAGATTAGCTTCTAGATATACAAAAGCTTTAGCTAGATCAATGTCAAACGCTAAACAGGTTAAAGCGGTTGAACCATTAATAAATGGTTTCGGTACGTTTAAATCTGGTGATGGTGCTGCTTTATTTAGCACATCGCACACTACGGTAGCTGGTTCTTTCAAGAACACGTTATCTACAGCGGCAGACCTTAACGAAACATCATTAGAGCAATCTATGATTGACATCGCTAAGATGACAGATGAAAGAGGTCTTAGAGTTGCAGCAAGAGGAGTAAAAATGATTATTCCTTCTGAGCTTCAGTTTACAGCTGAGAGATTGATGAAATCTCAAGGTAGAACTGGAACAGCTGATAACGATATAAACGCAATCGTATCTATGGGTATGATTCCGCAAGGATACAGAGTCAATAACTATTTAACTGACACTGATGCGTTCTACATCATTACAGACGTACCAAATGGTATGAAAATGTTCACAAGAGCTCCATTAACAACTGCAATGGAAGGTGATTTCGACACTGGTAATGTAAGATACAAAGCTAGAGAAAGATACTCATTTGGTGTATCTGACCCTAGAGGTATTTTTGCATCACCTGGTGCGTAATAACTAAATTTTATGGGGCGGCCTTAAAACCGCCCCATTTACAACATAAACGGTGAGATTCATGAAAAAATTCTTAGTCAACATTTGGGCCTACGATCATCACGCAAGATTCGAAGTTTTATCTGAAGACAATTCACAATCCTTAGAAAATGCAATCCTTGACAAACTTGGAGAAAAAAGTATAAAGTGGGAACATCTTGGAATTACATATGATAACAAGATTAACAGAATAACCTATGAGGAGGTTATCAATGATACAAGACCTATACAAACAAAAAAGGTCCTTGGAGTTGAAGTGGGAACAGGAGCATCTATCTAATGGTAGATATACTCTTGAAATGGTCAGAATTGATGACAAAGTTAGAGAAGTCATCACTAAGATCAAGCTGGAAGAAGCAGCTATCGCCCACAGGCAAAACGTTATTGAAGGTGCCGCTCCACAAGTTTCAGTAGCTACTTAATAAAAAAGCTACATCGTTGAATAAATCACATTCACATTACAGGCTCTCTTGCACTCTATTGAAATGTAGTATATAGTTTCATTACTATACAATTAATTAGAACGTAGACGCGTATAGTCGACGGCCTAGAGACTGCGTTCGGAAATACTAGGAGGATAATTATGGCAAAAACTACATTCCAAGGTCCGGTTGTATCCAAAGCAGGATTTTTCAATACGGGTCCAGGTAACGTTGTAGACGCAGATTCTAGTGTATCACTAACAGTTGATACTCACGCTGGAAGAATCGTACACAACGATGCGGCAGGAGCAGTAACATATACGTTACCAGCTACTAACGCAAATTCAGATTCTGCAATCGCAGGACCAGGAGCAGACTTAAACAACTTAAGTAACGTTGGTGCAAAGTTTGAAATCTTTAATTCTATTACTAAGACTGGAGATTTAGTTGTACAAGTTGCTAACGCAACTGACGTTATGATCGGTAGTGCATTATTTATTGATGACTCTTCTGATAACGTTGTTGGATTTGAAACAGCTTCGACATCTGACACTATTACTTTAAATGGTAGTACAACAGGTGGTGTTACTTTTTCAAAAATTGTTTGCACGGTAATTGCTTCCGGCAAATACAAAGTTGAGGTAGTTTCAGGATGTACTGGAACACCAGCAACTCCGTTTAGCGCGGCAGTAAGTTAATAAATACTTAGTGTGGAGCTTAGGCTCCACACTATTAATAGGAGAAAAATATGAGTTCAGATCAGAAGTTTACAAATATAGCTAGCACAGGACAGGTAAAGACTATCTCTGGTGGATCAACTAACATAGGTCCATGTAGAGTTACTTACATACAAGCTGCAGGAGCAGCTTCATCTGTTGTTGTGTTAAGAGATATTTCATCTGGTAGTTCAGGAGATAAAGTTTTTGAAGCTGATTTTGGAACAGAGGGTTTAGATATTTATGTTCCAGGAAATGGTATCAGATTTGAGAATGGTGTTCATGCAACCATGACTAACACAGGATCTCTTACTATTGGCTACACTGGCTAGGAGATTAAATGGCTAATACTACCTCGGGAACAACAACGTTTGATAAAACTTTTGCTATTGATGAAATAGTAGAAGAAGCTTTTGAACGTATTGGATTAACAAATGTTGCAGGTTATCAACTTAAATCTGCAAGGCGATCATTAAATATATTACTTCAAGAATGGGGTAATAGAGGTATTCATTATTGGGAAATAGATGAACTTGATCTTGATTTAATTGAAGGGCAAGCAGAATACAAATTTTTTAGATCCAGTGGTGATGGTACAAGTGCTACTTCTAATCCAAATGGTGTTTATGGTATATCAGATATTCTTGAAGCACAATTAAGATCTAACAGAACTCAGACAACTCAATCAGATAGTCCGATGACTAAAGTTGATAGATCAACTTATGGTGGTTTTTCAAACAAACTTTCTAAAGGAACACCTAATCAATACTTTGTGCAAAGATTTATAGATCACATTAGTATTCAAATTTATCCAACACCTGACTCAACAAATGCATCAAAAGATATGCATTTTTATTATATAAAAAGAATACAAGATGCAGGAGATTATACAAATGCATCTGATGTGCCATTTAGATTTATTCCTTGTATGGTATCAGGACTAGCGTATTATCTTGCACAAAAATACAATCCACAATTAATTCAACCTATGAAATTAGTTTATGAAGATGAATTTGCTAGAGCTTTAGCTGAAGATGGTTCGGCCTCTAGCACTTATATAACACCAAAAGTATATTACCCAGGAGCATAATCATGGACGAAAAAAAATTTATGGAACTTGTAGCAGAACTTATGGAAGCAGGTTTTACTCAACAAGAGGCAATTGAGGAAGCTAGAAAAAGACTTGATATGGCCAAAGGTGGTAGAGTAGACAAACCTCTAGGACCTGGTGGTGCTAAAAAGAAAAAACAAAAGAAAAAGAAAAAAAGTAAAAAATAATGCCAAAATACGCAACAGGAAAATACGCAAAAGCAATATCAGACAGATCTGGGTTAGAGTTTCCATACAGGGAAATGGTTAGAGAATGGAATGGATCTTTTGTACATGTATCTGAGTTTGAGCCAAAACAACCACAATTAGAACCAAGACCTTCATCAGCAGATGCAATATCTATTAGAAATGTTAGAGTTGATAGAATAGAACCTGCTGTTGCGGCTATGTTAGGTAATAACCCTTTTTCTATTACATCAGGCTCTCAAACAATTACGGTTACAGAAAATAATCATGGAAGAACCACAGGAGATACGGTAAGATTTAGAAATGTACAAGGAAGTCCTGGCGGTGTTGCTTTTTCTACCTATGAAAACTCTTCAGGATTTAGTATAACGGTTACAACAACAGACAAATACACTTTTAGTTTAGGAGCAACTCCAAGTGTAACAGAGGAAGGAGGAGGACCAACTGTATCCGCAGGACCAGTTAGTCTATCAGCATAATGGCAGGGTTAAGTGCATCAGGATTAAAAACACAAATTAGAAGTTATACTGAAACAGATTCAAATGTTTTAACAGATGCTGTTTTAGAAAATATTATTTTAAATGCACAATACAGAATTTTTAGAGATGTGCCTATCGATGCAGATAGAAAACAACAATTAGGTAATTTAGTTGCAGGACAAGAATCTATCAATGCTCCAGCAGGAGCGTTATTTATAAGAGGTATACAAGTTTACGACACTGCAGGGTCAGAAACTACAGGAGCTAATAGATGGTTAGAGAAAAAAGACTACACATACTTACAAGAGTATCAAGATGTAACAGGCACGTCAGCAGCCCAAGGTCAACCTAAATATTATGCTATGTTTGGTGGTGGTACAGGAGAGACTGATACAACATCTGGACGTATAGCTTTTGCTCCAGTCCCTAATACAACATATAGATTTAGAGTGCATTTTAATAAAATGCCTGATCTTTTAGAGGGTGATAATACTAATTATATTAGTATGAATTTCTCAAACGGCTTATTATATTGCTGTTTATCAGAGGCATATGGATTCTTAAAAGGTCCAGTAGATATGTTGACTTTATACGAAAATAAATATAAACAAGAAGTACAGAAGTTTGCAATTGAGCAAACAGGTAGAAGAAGACGAGATGATTACACTGACGGAGCTGTCAGATTTAAAATTGAGTCGTCTTCACCGTAATAGGAGATAAGTTATGGCAATATCATCAGCAATATGTTCAAGCTTTAAACAAGAGCTTTTACAAGGCAAACATAGTTTTGAATCTTCAGGTGGACACACTTTTAAGATTGCATTATTTACAAGTTCAGCATCTTTAGGTGCTGCTACAACAGATTATTCAACATCAAATGAAATTACAAACACATCTGGATCTGCATATACTGCAGGTGGAGCGACTCTTACAAATTCTGGTGTGTCTTTATCTTCAACAACAGCTTTCACAGACTTTTCAGATGTCACTTATTCATCTGCATCTTTCACTGCAAATGGTGCATTAATTTACAATACAACAACAGATGGTGGTTCAGGCACAACTGATGCTGTTTGTGTAATTGCATTTGGTGGTGACAAAACAGCTAGTAATGGAACTTTTAAAATTGAGTTTCCAACAGCAGACGCAAGTAACGCGATCATCAGATTAGCATAGGAGGCCGACCATGTCGGTATCTTCAGGATGGGGCCGATTAACCTGGAATCAGGCTAATTGGAACGAAGCCACAACTTTAAAAGTAGGTTGGGGTGCACAAGCTTGGAACGATGGTGAGTGGGGCGAACTTAAAGACGTAACAATATTTCCAACGGGTTTATCAATTACATCTAATGTTGGTTCAGTAGATGTACCTGACCAAATAATTACACCTTCAAGTTTTGAAATAACATCATCACAAGGTGAAGCTTTTATCCCTGTTATAGTAGAGGGAATATCAGCTACGTTCTCGATTGGTTCAGTATCTGTGGTGGACATGCAGGTAGGATTGTCGGGTCAAGAAGCAACGTTTGCTACTTCTAACGTATCTGTTAATGACATGACTATTGGTCTAACAGGCCAAGAATTTACCGCAAGTCAAGGAACAGCAAAAGCACCAAACGAAACAGCTATACTTTCTGGTGTATCAATAACATCAGCACAAGGAACTGCACAAGGTATTTCTTCACAAGAAGCACAATTAACAGGAGTATCATTCACCGCTAGTGTCGGTAGTGTTACAATACCAAATGATGTAGTTCAGTTATCTGGATTAGAAGCAACATTTAGTCAAGGAACTATTGTCGGATTAGGTGGAGCTGTGGCTCAACCAACTGGTCAATCAGCTACAGCATCTGTGGGTTCTCTAACAATAGAAGAGGGTCTAGGATTAACTGGTCAATCATTTAGTGCTAGTGTTGGCTCTGTATCTTTAACAGATATTATTGTTGGATTAACAGGTCAATCTATAACCACAAGTATAGGGGCTGTAGATATCTTTGCATATGGTGATATTGACACTGGCTCAAATACATCATATAGTAATGTTTCGACGGGTTCGAATGATACATATTCGGATGTTGCAACTGGATCAAATACAAGTTATAGTGACGCTGCATAGGAGATAATTTATGGCATCTACATTTACACCTTTAGGGGTAGAACTTCAAGCAACTGGTGAAAACGCCGGTACGTGGGGTACAAAGACTAATACAAATTTACAAATTATAGAACAAATTTCTGGTGGGTATATTGCTAAATCTATAGCAGGTGGTGCTCAAACAACTGCATTAGCAGTTTCTGATGGGTCAACTGGTGCAGAACTTTCTCATAGAATGATTGAGTTTACAGGGACTATTACAGGAAATCAAATTGTAACAATACCTTTAGATGTTCAAACTTTTTATTTTTTAAGAAACTCAACATCAGGTGCTTATACGGTTCAGTTTAAATATGCATCTGGTTCAGGAGACTCGTTTACTTTTTCAGCAACAGATAAAGGTGATGCTATAGTATTTGCAACTGCAAGTGATAGCACTAACCCTAATATTGATACAATAGCTTTAGGTATTTCAAATATTGTAGAAGATACAACACCACAACTTGGTGGAAATTTAGATACTAATGACAATAACATTGTTACAGTTTCTAACAGAAACGTAAAACTATATCCAAATGGAACAGGTGTTGTTGAGGCTGGTGGTAATGATAATCCAGGCACATTGCAACTTAATTGTGAATCTAACAGCCATGGAATTAAACTTACTAGTCCACCTCATAGTGCAGGACAGTCTTATCAAATTAAATTTCCAACAGGAAATATAACAGCAGGTACATTTTTAAAGGTAGATAGCGTTTCTGGGTCAGGAACCACTGGAATTGGTCAATTAACCTTTGATTCTTCACCAGCAACAACAGGAAAAGCTATTGCAATGGCAATCGTTTTCGGATAAAAGGAGTAAATTATGGCAGCACCAAATATAGTTAATGTATCAACAATTATAGGAGAGTCCCAAGGCTTTCAATTGGATACAACTACT